TTCAATTTCGGTCCACCGCTCCATATGTATTAGCCTGTTTAATGCTCTAAAAACAGGGTAAACACCACGTCGAAGGCCATCATATTTATAGTCATCACTATAATACCTCTGTAAGTAAATTACTTCGTTTTCACTCTCAAAGGTCTTGTCATCATTGAAGCGCAAATTATGTTCAGAGTAATTTTCAGCTAAATCACTCTTACTAATAGACGATGGTAGGACGATTACACCATCATCACCCATTACTTGGCATTTATGCGCAACCAGATTTTCCGTTATAGTAGATTGAGCTATAAGATGAACAAGAGATCCGATAATGCTGGTGAACCAGCTACCGCTAGGTATACCGTGAGTTCCATTCCATACGCCCTCTGGGGTTACAAGGCCTATATTCAGGAATCTTTCTTTAATGGTTCGTATCGCTTCACTATGGTAGTCGTTTTCTTGAAACCATGACTCCAGTATCTTGAAGGCAACATCCACAGTAGTTGGACTAACCGATGCATCGAAGCCACTAAAATCCTCACTATATATTCTTTCATTCTTTTCCCTCCTGTTGATAAGTTCATCAATCATAAAGTCAACAGAGTCAGGTCCACTATAGGCGGTAAAACGTCTGTCTTCCTTAATTAGATTGAAGAACGGAAGAAAGTAAGTTCCTTCAAACGCTAAGAGTTCAAAGGGATAGCCCCATACGGTTCTAGTCTTACCTGCTTCCTGCGTACGTGTGAACATTACGGCCGGCCACTCTAAGTTTCCATCGCCATAGAGATTATTGTCGATGATCGTCGCTTTACTTTGTAAACTTGGCAACCCAGCTGACGTAGTACGCTTCATCGCCTTCACAGCAGTTGTTAAAGATACCGGTCTCAAAGCACCCCAACCATAAGGTAATCTTTGATCATCCACTTCCTTAGTCTCAACGGGTTCAAAGCTGGTAAGGAGTTCAGCCTTCCTTTTCTCCCAGGGCTCTTGGATGGATCTCGGACCAAATTTTAACATTTGGGATTCCTCTATCTTCATTAACTGCTCATTTAGCGTGTTAAAGTTAGGATCGAAAACATCGTTGCTAAATTTGTCAACGATAACTGTAGCTTCCAATCCCTTAAGGAAAGGTGTACGAATTACCCGATTCTTCCCTTCTTTAACATCCTTCAAAGTGTAGGACAGGCGTGTTGCAGCATCGCCATCTAATAACCCCATTAGTTCTGCTAACGGCTGTGCTTTCATTTTGTCTCCTTTTCTAATTG